ATTGACTATGATCTGCGGCCCGACACTGAGGCCGGAGTTGTCCATCATCATGCGCCACGCGCCGTTGAGCGCCTTCTGGCTGTCGCGAATGATGTGCGGCACGCCGAAGCCGAAGATGCTGGCCTCGTCGCGCTCCAGGTTGAAGACGCTGTAGATCGCCTCGCCGCTGTCCAGGGGATGCAGCCCGAACTTCAGGACTTCGCTGTCGCAGAACCAGATCGTCGCGTGGATCTCGGCCAGGGGATCGGGATCGCCCATGTCCGCGATCATGCCCTCGCGCTGCTCATCGTCCTCGATCAGGGCGGTAATGAGGTCCAGCGCCTCCTGCGGCTCGATGGGGCCGTTGTACTCCCAGACGTGGTAGCGATCCATGCCGGTGCCGTGATAGGCCCCGGTGATGCTGCGCAGGTCCGCGACGTACTGCGGCGTGGTCGCGCGCGGGTCATCGCCCAGGAGCCGGCGGATCGCATTGGCGTCAAAGCCGGGCTGGCGCGCCAGCTTGCGCAGCTCCTTGGCGTTCATCAGGTGGCGCTCGAAGACGCTCTCGTTGTCCTCCATGGAGCGCGCATCGCTGTCCGGGAAGAAGCCCCAGGGATCGACGCGATAAAAGCGGGGCCGCGGATCGGTCGTCGGGACAAGCTGGTAGACGTCGGCGCCGGCACTTCCGTCCTGCGACGGCTGCTTCTTCCAGCGCGGCCGCACGCGGGTCGCCACAACCGGGCCCTTCATGATGCCGATGCCCAGGCGGCACGCATCGCGGATCACGTCGCGCGCCTCGGCCTGGTAGTTGCACTCGCGGAGCTGGTCGTCGATCTCCGCCTCCATGGCGGCGCTGCGTTTCTGCGCCTCCTCGATCTCGGCCCGCATCTCCATGGCCCGTTTGGCGTAGGGCTCCGCCTCCATGGCCAGGGCCTTCGCAGCCTCGGGGTTGCCGCGCTGCTGCTCCGCGTTGGCCTGGTCCACCTTGGCCTGGGCTGCGCGGACGGCCTCCTTGGCGTCGCTCGTCAGTTCCGGGACCGGCGTGGGCTCGATGCCCCAGTTCTTATCGTCGGTCGGGAACAGCATGTCGCTGAGACGCGCCTCCATGGCGTTCGTCTTTGAGCGCGTAGCCGTAATGAATAGTTCCGAACCCTTGGCGTCGCGGATGCCGGAAAGCACCTTGTCTTCGTACACGCCCTGGTACTGGCGAATGTCCTTCAGCCAGCGCTGCTCCACCAGATTGCGCTTCGAGACGCGGTCCAGCGCCTCCTTCTCGAGGCGGCCCGAAATGGCCACGACGCGGCTGCGCAGACGCTCCGCGGAAAAGCGGCTATCCGCCTGTTCCGGCTGGGCTTTCTGCTGCTGCTGGGTCGCCGCAATCGCCACTTAGTACCCCACTGTCGGGTCTCCGACCCTGCCGCTGGAAGAAGTCTTCCGCGCAGGTACGGGAATGGCGATGCTGCGGTAGCATGCCACAAGATATCGTAGTGCGTCCATCAAATGATCGAACTCCTTGACGACGCGTCCCTTTTCATCACGCCGATACAGGCGATATTCGGCCTGGAAGTTCTGAAGCGTGCGGAAAACCTTGATCCTGCCCGTGCTCAGGCGCTCCCAGACGTCGTAGAGTCCGGCATCCACCGCGTTCGGTGCCAGGTTCAGCCTCAGGCCAAGCTGCTGGTAGTTGTAGAAAAGCTGCGCGCCGTCCTTCTGCGCACGCCCGCGACTCCCAGGGTCGATCGCTCCGGGGATCCAGTCGCCGCGAGCTCGGATCGCCGTGGCGTGAATGCTGGGCTCCGCCTCGCCGCGGTAATGCTCCGTGTAGAGGTAGAGGCAGTCGACGTCGCGGTCCCATGCCCCGAACAGCGCCGCGGTGCGGTTCCAGCCAACGTCGAAGCCGTAGGCCCTGGGCCAATAGGCCGGGATCTGAAAGGGGTCGACGAGGATATCGTCCAGCGGGATGGGGTAGATCGCGCCGGCGCCAAGGCTCGGGATGCCCTTAGAGCGCGCGTCGCGCAGATGCGGCGGGGTCGCGGCAAGGAGCTCTTCTTTGGTGTCCTCATCGAGATGTGGCACGTCATTCCAACCGGCCGTAACCAGGAACTTCGATTTGCTGATCTCCGGCATGGCTGGCTACGTCCTCATGAACCCGGCGATGTTCTTCATGAATCCGCGCATGCGCGCCGCGGCGACGGCGAGAGCCACACCGCCGCTGCCCGTGCCTTGCTGGCTCACTGGTCCGAGAACCTGCGCCCCGGCACCGTATACGTCGGTAGCAGCCTCTCCGTGCTGCGTTGCCGGACCAAGGGTCTGCGCGCCGCCGCCCTGCATGGCTTCGGCCGTGGTGCCGGCCTGAGAAACTGGCGCAAGAGTTTGGGCGCCGGCTCCGGCCGCCGAGCCGCCTGACTGGGTCGCGTCGCCGGACTGGGTCACGGGTGCGAGGCTCTGAGCCCCGGCGCTGGCCGCCTCTTCCTGCGCCACGGCCTGTTGCGAGACGGCCCCGAGGATCTGGGCGCCCGCGCCGTCGGGCTCGAGCACGGCGATCGCTTGCTGCGAAGCAGGCGCCAGTGCCTGTGCACCGCTCCCCGCGAACTCTTCCGCACCGGATCCAGCCTGCGTGACCGGCGCCAGGGTCTGGGCCCCTGCCGCCTCAATGCCCTGCTCACCGCTCGCGGCCTGCGTGACGCTGCCGAGCACCTGCGCCCCGGCGCCGCTCATTTCCTCCGCTGCGTTCCCGGCCTGGCTGGCTGGGGCAAGGCTCTGCGCTCCTGCCCCTGCAATATCCAGGCTGCCCAAGGCGGCCTGAGAGGTCGCGCCGAGTGTCTGCGCGCCGGCACCGGCCAGTTCCTCAGCGCCGCTGCCGGCTTGCGACGCAGCGCCTAGCGTTTGAGCACCAGCGCCCGTGGCTGCCGGCGGCGTGTGGCTCGCGTTGGCGGCCTGAGAGACAGGGCCAAGAGTCTGAGCACCGGCAGCGCTGAACTCCTGCTCCGCCGCGGCGGCTTGAGTCACAGCGCCCAAGACCTGAGCCGCAGCGCCGGAGAACTCCTCCGCCGCCATGCCTTGCTGCGTCACTGCACCCAGGCTGGCCGCACCGCTACCGGTGGGAGGCGGGCCGATGGGGCGGACCGCGAGAAGGTTGGCTATGGTCCCCTCGCTACCCGACAGAGTGAACGTTCCGGGGTTGTCGCTGGACGCCTCCAACTCGCGCCATGCGGAGCCCGCGCTTGGTCCATCGTTCACTCCACCACCGGAGATGACATAGTTCTGCGCTACCGTGTAGTTGGTTGGATATCCAGTAGCGGTTTCGTCGTCATCCGCCGCCTCGTAAATCGCCCCCCAGAGGTATCTTTGGCTTCCTGCCGCCGGGGCTAGATTTGGGGGGTTAGGATTGGCGGTTTGCGCATGAACTGGGACACCGATTGCAATGTCATCCAGGTTCCCGCTCCACAAGGCGATACGCCGAACCTCAACCGCCATGGTGCAGGCGGCTCCAGTAGAGAAATTGACGCTCGTCCCGCCTTCCGTCCCATCCGCCTTCTTAACAAAAAGGCCGCCCTCCAGGCCCGTGTTGACGCTTGACTCCTCAATCCACTTTGCTTCCCACCCGCTGGGAATGTCTAAGCCGGGGAACCCAATCTCGAAACCGGAACCGTTGGCCACCAGAAGCTCGCCAGCCTCGACCGTCGCCGGCATGTTGACGTTATGCGTCGTGCTAGCGAGGAAGAAGCCCGCCTCAACCGTGTCCAATATCTGCGGAAACGGGAAGTCGAAGCCGTAGCGCTGGTTGACGTACTGCGCGAGATAGACGCGGGCCTGATGAGTAAGCACCCCGTCGATGATCACCACCTCGGCAATGCGCCCGCCGAAGTCCTGGTTGCCACCAGGAATGGCGCCGATGCAGATGCCGTTTGTGATCCCATCAGCGGTAAGCGTCCCGGTGGCAGCAATTACGCTGCCCACGCGCACGGAGGAACTTGCACCGCTAAACAACATTTCGATCAGCGCGGGAGTGTCGTTGCCCAAAGTCGTGGTGAGGGCGCCATCACCCGAAATCTGGGGAACGAATACTTCGCTGGCGTTCCAATTGAGGTTCGGCACCCCACCGCCGGTTATCGTGCCGCTGCCCCAGAACGCCCGCTTGTTCGTCGCATTCGCGAGGTTGCACTCACCAATCCAAATGACGGTAAGTGGCTGAGCCAGATCGTTGGCAGCGTCATCGTTCAGGAGATAGTCGTCGGTGCCGGGAAACTCGATGACCGGCTGGCTGCCGTAGTCTGTATCCGTCTCGACATACTGCGGCGTGCCGGTCGCGGCCAGGTCGCGCGCGTTACCGCTGCGATCCGGCCAAGCCGTGACATCGCTGCCGCTGAGCGTTACATTGTCGGCGCGGTAAGCCGCCCAGACCGTCGCGCCGGGCGTGTTTAGGAGATCAAGCGGCATTCCCGCTCAAGCAGCGGGTTACGACCCGCTCTCCGGCAGCGAGACGGTCCAGCTCGACATGGCGATGTTGGCGCCGCTCACGATGGCGCCCGTGTTGAACACGAAGTCCGCCGTGCCGGTGCCCGCCTCGCCGTCGATGTGATCGTCCGCAGGCGTCGCGCCGTCCGCCGTCGATGAGGCGCGGCAGTAGCCCAGCGTGGCCGTAGCGTCGGCGCTGGTGTCGTCAGCAATCGCATCCGCCGTGGCAATGCCGCCCGGAGTGTCGTCCGCTGCGTTGCCGAACGCCGGATCGCTGCACACCAGGGTAAAGAGGAGCGTGCCGCTTACCACGGTGTCGACGTCGGCAGGCTGGGCGCCGCTGCGGCCCTGAATGACCGCGGCGCCGGCCCCCTCGTCCAGGTTGTCGACGATGGCGTTGAGTCCTAGCAGGCAGGACTCGTTGCTGATGACGGTGTTGAGCGCCCCCACCGGCATCCCGGGAGTGCCGGGCGGCAGTGGGTCGGCCCCGCCCGACCCGACATTGCCGGCGACACGCTCGTCTACCTCGCCCGCGTAGATGGGCCAGTAGTGCGGCGCGAGCCTCTGGATGACGTGGCGCTCGCCCGGCGCGTGCTTCGGGATGCCGAGGCTCTTGCGGCGCCGAATGCTCCACGGCGCCTCCACCTCGATCATGTGCTGGCCCATGTAGCGCGAGCCGACGACCACGCGCCCGATCCGGCCCTTGACGTGGCTGCCGTCCGGGTCGACCGCCAACTTCTCCCGAAGCATGCGCTCAAAAACGTCGTCGGTGCGGGGCGTGAAGCGGTTGAGGCCGTCGCTGTTGAAGTCGGCCTTGGTCTGGCCAGCGAGGTTGTTCTTCAACGCCGCGACGATGTGATCGAACTCGTCGCGATACGTGAAGTTGAACATCTGGCCCATGACCCAGTCACGGCCGAACTTGCCACGGTCCTGAAGAAAGCAGCCCGCGTAGTAACGCGCGGCGTTGTCGAGTGTCTTGGCGTCAATCTGTCGCGACATGGTCCGCATCGCCCTCTGCTTGCGTCGGCTGGGCGGTGCCGGACTCGTTGCTGGCTTCTTCCTCGTCTTCGCTGGCGGCCTGCTGGATCTTCGCGAGCCTTGCGCGCCACTTCGCTTCAAGGGCCGCAGCGCGCTCGTTGGCAGCGATGGCCGCCTCCAGAGCCGTGGTGGCAGCCTCCCCCTTCTCCGCGATCTCGGAGAGCTTCCTTGCCGCGCCCTCCTCGAAAGCCTTGATTTGACCGGCAAGGGTCTGGTGCATGACCTGGACCTGAGCCGCCTCCTTCTTCAGGCGCTCGCTCTCGGCATGCAGCGCCTGGGCCGTCTCGACCTGCTCCGCGTCGACCTCGGCCTTGCGGTCCTCCAGCGCTGTCAGCGCCTGCTTTAGCTCGGCGGTGCGGTTCGCGTTGTGCGTAGCCGCAGCCACCGCAGCCTGGCGCTCCTGGTCCGCAGCGAGCCGGGCCTTGTCGGCCTCATCTTTTGCGGCCTGCGCCTCCTGCTCCAGGCGGGTCAACTCTGCCGCGCGCTGCCGGTAGGTCTCGTCCTCGGAAACGACCTTCGCCAAGGCGAGGAGGTCGTCAAACGCGCCGCTTCCTCGCTTAGGGGCCCCAGATCCCATCATGGTCATGCACTCGTGATTGCGGCGACCTTCACGGCCGCGTTGGGGGCCACGCCGACGTACTTCGTGACGCCGGCGGCGAAGAACTCGCTTGTTGCGACAGCCGCCGTCGGGCTGGCCGCGATCTCGACGTAGCAATCCGCATCTGCGGTGAGGCCGAGGAGGAAGCAGTTGTTGCCCGTCGCGTTGGTCATCGCGACGCTGCTCGTCGTGAGAGCCACACTCTGCTTGCGCAGCGGCGGCTCCTGCGGCGCCGCCATGACGTTGCCGTCCGCGTCGCGCGCGAGGTTCCGATATTCCTTAACCGTGAGTGGCATGTCAGCCATCCTCCAAATCGCTGGCAATTTCCCAGTCGATTGCCAGAAGGTCCGCCTGCGAGCACAGCCACGGCACGACGTAGCCCTGCGCTGTTTTCATGTCGACGTGAGCGTGGTAGTCGACTGTCGTGCCTTCAGGGTAAATGCCCAGCAGCGGAGCGCGGTTGACCTGGAACCGTGAGCCGGGGACGAGGAACAGGAACATACCTTTGCCGTTCCATCCCGCTCGGCGCACGCGAGAACCGTTGTGCATCTGCTTGACCGCCCAGCCGATACAATGCCGCTCTGCCTTCTCGGTCGCCGTGTCGCTCATATGGTTGGTTTCCTGTGTCCGTTCCGATACTAGGGCGGCTGCCGTCGCTTTCCGCTGAAATGGTTGCCTGCTCCCGCGGGTTGCCCAGGCCGCCATCGCTTTCTAGCTTTGGGGACGTGACGGGTAGGGAGCGACGGCCTCGTGGCCGCACCGCCTTACCTCGGCAGCGTCGCCCTGCGGCCATACCGGGGCCTAATGGCGCCGGCAGGAGTCAGGGGCGCACCCCATGTTCCAGGGAAACTATAGATAATTATTCGTTACCGCGCCAGCATGTCGTGTGCTGCGGCGCACAGGTAACAATATGTTGTGCCTAGCGAGAATGTTGCCGGCGGGCTCGCCACCGCTCCGCTGCGGAAAGCGCCCAGAGCACAAAAACGAGCACGGGCCACAGCGCCGCAACGATCAGGTTCGCCCGGCTTTCGCGCCGGCTCCTCGGCCAGCCGTCCCAGTAAACGAGCAGCACCAGCGCAACCAGGGCGCCGGAGAGCCATATCCCCAGGAATATTCCGAGGATCATCACCAGGACGGCCGGCACGAGGAGTGGCATGGCGGCGTCAGTCCTTCGCGGGACCGTCGGCGGGCCGGGGGGCGGAGCCGTTGGTGACAAAGTCGCTGTACTTCGTCGCGGCCTCGACCATCCTTTCGACGCTGCCGACGCCGTGCTTCGGCCCGTGCTGCAGCACATGCAGCAAGCAGGTGAGGCGCACGTTCTCGGCGCGGTACGCGGCCTCGCGGTCGTAGTATTCCTCCGCAGTCTGCTCCTGGCTCTTCTGCAGGAACTGCCGCTGCTGCTCGATCTCCGGGTCGTAGTCCGCCCCGTCTTCCTTATCCTCGACGCCGCCCATCGTGACGTCGCTGTAGGCTTGGCCGGAGCCGTCGCCGCCGAAGTCGTTGCCGTTGCTGTAGTTTGGTTCCGCCTGCCCCTCCGTGGCCTCGGGGTTGGTCGTCGCTTCACTGTTGTCCATCGTGGTTCCTTTCATGGCGATGGTGGGTGATGATCGCCTGCGTCAGCCGATCAACGGTCTGAGGCAGGATTCTGCTGTTCGGCAAGCGCTCATCCTCTGGTATCTCCGCGCCGTACTTAGCGGCGATCACCAGCAGGGCCCGGCCGATCATCATTCCTTGGATTCCGTCGTTGAAATCCGGGTTGTGTTGCCGCAGCGCTGCCTTGAGGCGATGCATCGCCTCAGTCAGGTCGCCGCTGCTCATGCCGCCAGGTCCGGGCGCTGGTCCGCCGGAAGGAAGGACAGCACCACCTGCGAGAGACCCAGAAGCGGCGTGAAGGTCAGCATCACGATGCCGCCGACGGTCGCGGTACGAATCAGACACTCGCCGTATACGTCGACCGGCGGCTCCTCATCGAGCCAGATGACGTGCCGGCCCGTGCCCTGGAAAACCTTTCGGCCCTGGTCGTAGCTCTTGAAGCCCAGCATGGACCAACCGCCGCTCGGGACGTGTTTGATCTGAATCTTGTCGACCAAGTCCTCGACGCCCTTGTGCCACACGAGGCGGCCCAGCCGATGCCCAGGGATGATGCCGCGTCCATCCATGCGCTTGCGCGATGTTGTATAGTCGACCTGCCCCAGCAGCGTGAGCTGGATCACGTCCCGCGTCGTCAGGTAGGTATCGCCCGCGGCCCAGGCGCTGATCGGGTGCTTGAAGCGCCGCCCCTCCCACCAGTCCGGGTATTCCCCCGTCAGGTGCGTCGCCATCTCGTAGCCGCCACCCCCAAAGGTTTTTCCGACTCGATTTGCCGCCATGAAGCAGCGCTCCCGGTACTCCGCGCCGGCCCGGAAAAACTCCAGGTGCTGCGCGTAGCGCTCCCGCGCGTGGAGCGTCTGGCCAGGCTGCACCAGCCCGTCGAGGATGGTCGGGCCTCCCCACTCCTGATCCTCGTCACCGTATACGCTGTAGAACAGGCGCTGCGCCTCGCGCCGCCTCTGCTCCTCCAGGAGGCCGATGACCTCGAGCCGATGCTCGCGGGATAGGGCTGCAACGCGGGTGAGATTCACGAGTCGGCCTCGCTGCTCCCCGTCAACTCGGCCAGGCGCCGCGCAATCTCCTCATCGCTCATGTGGCTCATGTCCCGAGTCTCGATCGGCCCGCCGTCCCTGCCCGTGACCTGGCGCTGATTCGTGAAGGCGCCCCCCATCTCCTTCGCGGCTTGCTGCAGCGTCTCGTTGGCCAGGGCAACGTTGCCCATGTCCCGCGCCCTGATGTAGTTCTCCTGGAGCTCCCGCAGCCGAAACACCTTCATTCCGATGGGGATCTTCTTCGCGCTCTTGTCGAAATCGGCCCGCACCTCCTTGAAAAGCTTCTGCCACTTCTTCGCGACGGGCTCCTTGTGACGGCGCTCCGGGTGGTAGTCGTTGACCTGGCGCCGGTCGATCTCCAGGTCGAACTCGTCCTTCACGCGCCGCACAACCTCGGTCGGCATCCGGTAAACCGCCAACTCCATGATGATGAATCG